CGGAACTCCAGATGTTGTTGCTATGGTTTACGATCCAAAAGGAGAATTAAACATAGAGGAGAAAACATTTAATGATAAAGATACTGGATACGATGATATGATAGCTTACAGAGATAAGCTTATATCCGATCAGGCTCCTAAGTTTCAAAAATCAAAAATAGAAGTAGACGGATCTACTGTTGATTTGATAACAGAAGATATGAACTCTATGCCAGAAGAAATTGCTAAATTTGATATACCATCTAATCTAACCACTAAAGAGAAAACAAACGTTGGTAGCTTAACTGAAAGGTTTAACGATAAAGTTAAGACCATAAAAGACATCTCAGAATTAGACGGTGTTCCATTTATATTTACAATATCTGATCAATTAACGTCTGGTGAAATTAAAAATCCATTTACAGGTAATACTATAGATGTAAAAGGTGGTATTGGTTTTAATATGACCGAAGGAAATGAAGGTAATGCCTGGGCAAATACTACTGAAGCTGAGGCAAATAATATGCTTCAAAGAGCTACAGAGGTATACTCTAAAAACAAAGATCTTTTTGATAGATTATGGAGTGAAGGTAAAATACCTAATGGACACGTTCCTATGGCTGTAATTAAAATGGGTCAAACATCAATAAAGAGTAATGAGGCTTTATTTAGATTTGCTTCAGATACATTTAAGAAAAGATTTAGTAAGGCTAAAAGAATTGCAGCTAAAAATGGTTTATTAAAAGACTTAAAATCTGCTAAAGATATAGATCAAGATGTTATTGATTTCGTAGAAAAACAAAATACAATAGACGAGGTTTTAGATAACATAAAAGAATTAGGTATATCTAAAAGACCTGATATTACAAGATTTGTGTTTACTGGAGATGTTAAGTTAGGAGCTAAGACTACTCCTGGAAAACCGAAAAGTAACGCTGGTAGCGCATTAGTTGGAGAAAATAAAGATGACTACAAGTATGTTCACTTACAAACTATAAATAATTTAATATCTGAACCAGCTACAGCGTCTATTCCAGATAGTCACATAGTATCAGTTGTAGGGGTTGACGTTTTAAATCCAAGTGTTACAAAAGTTGATCATCAAAACTATCCGTTTGGAGTAAAAGGGCAGTTGATAGGAGTTTTAGAAAGTCCTGTTCACGCTGCTGACGTATTCCCAGAAATGTATAGTAAATCAATTTACTTACAAAAAGAAAACAAAGCAGGAGTTCCTACTTCGCCTGAAACAGCTGTTAGACAGTCTGTTGCTGCTGGTGGTGCTGTAGCTGGAATAAAAGCATTTAGAGGTGCAAAGATAGCTACAAAGATGACTGAACTTCAGAAACTTCTTGGTAAGTTAAAACTTGCATTCCCATCAGTTACTGTAGTAGACACTCAAGAGGAATTCTTAAAGGAGCTTGAAAACCCTAATGTTAAGAGATTTGTTAAAGATGGTGATGTTGTTTATGGTTTTACAAAAGACGGTAAAGTATTTTTAAATCCTGAGGTAGCTAATTCAAATACAGCTATGCACGAGTACTCGCATATATGGACAGGATTCTTAAAAGAAAATAATCCAGTATTACTTAACAAAGGATATAGCTTACTTGAAGGCACAAGCATACTTAACGATAAGATAGCACAATTTGGAGATAATGAGTTAGCTAGAGATGAGGCTATGGCTGAATTAATTGCAAACAAAGGAGAAACAATTATAGAGGCTAGTGTAAAATCAAAATTTAAAAACTGGCTTAATGCGGTATTTAACTATGTTAAAGCAAACTTTAAGTCTTTTGACAAGATGTCTGCCACTGAATTGCAAAATTTAAATTTAAACCAATTCTTGGATGGGGCTTTATCTTCATTGCTTGGAGGTAAAGAGATAACATCAAAAGAAATAAAAGGAATAGGTGTTAAGTTTTCAAAAGAAGGAGGAAAGAAGAAACTATCTGACCAAATTAAAAAAGTAGTTGGAATAAAACCTAAAGCCACAGAGCAAAAAAGAATAAACAAAGCATTTGGAGTAGGTGTTGCTACACAAAAAGTTGAAACTCAAGCTCAAAAAGATAAAACTAAACTAGTAAAAGAGGAATTATCTGACTTAAACAAGCAATTTAAAGATGTAGTCTCTGCATTAACTACGGTTAAAAATATAGAGCAAAAGGAGAAACTAGAAAAGCAAAAAGTAAAGATACAAGAAAAAATAGACCAGATAAAAGATCTTAAAATCGAATTATCTGATGCTAAAAAAGAAATTCAAGAAGTATTCTCTTCTGCTAAGGAAGCTTTGAAAATTGAGAAAGATAGAAACAAGGTAATAAATGATCTTAAAGATAAGGTAAACACGTTTATCAGGGTAGCTGTAAAAGATTTAAATTCTGGAGATATTGGTAAAAGAGCTATAACATCTATAGCATCTAAAGTACAAGATGTAACAGATCAAAACTTTGAAGAAAAATTAGGAGAGGTTAATGATATACTAGACAATCTTTACACAAATAGAGATGTAAACAAAGCTAAATCAGATAAGAAGAAGGCATTTAAAAACGTTATGTCTGGTAAAGTTGGCAAGTTAGCTGATAGAGGAGATAGAGCTAAAGTTATGGCCTCTAAAATAGTTAATTTTGCATTGCTAGACCCATCAACACTTAAAAAAGTACTTAATGATTCAGACTTTGGTCTTTACACTGACTATATTAGTAATTTAGCTGAAAGAAAAGACGCTTTATCTGATACTGATTTAAAATCTTACAATGATTTATACGATAGTATAGCGGCTCCTTATAAAAAACATACAGATAAGGTTAATGAAATACAAGGTAAGATAGATTCAAACCAGGGTTTATCTGAAAGCGAAAAATCATTTGTAGATAAAAACAAATCAGACTTCTACGAGAAGGAAGATGTTGCTGAAAAAGAGGAGGCAGACGAAAATAGAAGAGCTAAGAAGGCAGCTGAGGTATTGAAGAAGAAGAATCAGATAAAATCATTCATACCATTTATGAAGGATGTATTTGAACAATCTATTGCAGAGAAAGGTAGTCTTGAGTGGAAAATATTATCAACCCTAGTATCTCTTGATGAGAGTGATGTTGATGCTATGCCAGACACAATGCTTTCAAATGCAATAAATGCTATGACTTCTATGGTAGAGAACGATGTAATACCAACGTATGCTGAGGACCTATATAGATATACTGTAAAAAGTAAGGCTAAAAAATTATTCTTAGACACTGTTGCTAAGGCTGGCAAAGGAGGTCTTTACTCTACAAAAGTTGGTAGAGCCGCATTAAAGGTAAGAGAGATTTTAGGAAATCCAATTACAACTATTAGAGGTATAAAGAATGGTGATTTAAATGCAGAGCTTTTAGATAAGAGAATAAAGATGTTTAGATTATCAGCGATAGATGCAGCATTAAAAATATATGGAAATACTCCGATTTTTGACGGTATTATGTCTGTGCTTGGTAAAGGTATGTCAAACCTTGCTTCTACGGAAGCTAAGGCTGAAGAAGCATTATTAAACGCCAAGAGATTAATAGATAAGAAATCTAAGAATCCTCAAGAATCTTATATGAAGATCACATATCACTTAATCGATATGATGGCTAAAAATAATCAAGGAACAACATCTGATGTAGATGCTATTGAGTATTTTGAAAAAACAATAAGCGATCCAAACTCTAAAATTAGAGAGAATAAAAAAGCTTTAAAGGTTGTAGAGGATTTTGTAAGCAAAATAAAATCAAATAACAATGTTGTTGAGTTAACTCCAGAAGAGGCGGCTGCTGCAAATGCAATAAGAATTGTACTTGAGGAAAACCAAATGTCTGCTTACGAGGCTAACTTATTTCAAAATGCTAATGCAGCACCTATGATATCTGAATATTTTCCAGTGTCAAATAGCTTGAAATCTCAAACAGAGACGGATCTTACTAATATGCAAGCGAGATTTGGTATTGGAGGAACTGTATCAACTAAGTCTGGAAACTTAGAGGAGAAGAGTGGTAAAGCTCATCCTATAGATATGAATCCATTTACAACTGTATTTTCAAGTATAAAGAACACCGCTGTTCAATTCAACTTAAGAAGTGAGTATCTTGGTATATCAAATGGATTACAGGAAGCTATAAATGACGCTGTGTCTAATAAAGATAGAGATAGCGAGCTATTCTTAAACGGAATACAAAAAGCGCTTCAGTCTGAATTTGATTTGATTATAAACGGATCTTCATTTGTATCTAATGACTTAACAGATAGTATATTCAATGCAATTGATAGAACGTTTTATCAAGTTATGCTTGGAAGTGTTATAAGTAGAAGTGTCGATTTCACTGGAAACTTAGTTCAATTAGCTTCTTTAAATCCAAAATTATTAACTAGTGGTAATAAAATAGTTAAGGATATCAAAGGAATAAAAGAGGCTGGGGAAAGTGAGTCTGAATTATTGAGAAAGTTCTATAAAAATGCTGAAGCATCAGATATCAATAAAATGATATCGGCTAAAAGTTCAAGCACGGAAAGAACTGAGTTCTTAAACAAAGGGATAAATAAAAGTGTATTGACAAAAGGACTTCCTTTATCTAATATATTTACAAGAGCAAAAGCAAAAGCTATAGATCCTATAGATGAAAAACTTTCTGGAATAAACGAAGGATTAATAAGTATATCAGATGTTAAGCCATATGGTATTGCTTGGAATAGTATATTCAGAGATGCATTCTTAAGTGAGACAGGAGAAGAAGTTAGTGTAGAAAAAATTGCTAGAGGAGATAAAAAATATCTTAAAGATAATAAAGACGCTATAGCAAAAGCATCTAACAAGGCAAATAGAGAATCTGCTGATTTATTTGGTAGTACAAATCCATTTGAAAAACAAATTGGAATTATGGAAGTTACTGCTGGAAAGAAAAATAGTAGAAACCCATTATCTGCGTTAGTTAATAGAGCTAAGTATTTCTTAGGAGGATTTACAATTGGAGCTAATACTTCTATGACAACAGCTATAAATACATTTGTAGAAAATAGAGATCCTAGAGAGGCTAGAAAAGCTTTAGGAGGCGCTGTTAGAATTGGAATGTATACTGCAACCGTTAACGCATTATCTGGACTTATATGGTCTTTATTTAAAGGCGATGATGATGATGAAGATAAGCTTGTTGAATCATTTGACAGATTAGCAGAAGACGATAAATTCATAAAGAAAATGAATAATCTATTCCTTGATTTCCCAATACAAAAAGATAGAGATGGGAACCAAGTTGAATTAAGCGTTGAAGACTTCAAGAAGTATAACGAGTTAAGAGATGAGTTATTATCTAATAAGGATTTCAAAAATGCTTACGACACATACTATAAATATATAAACAGAGACCTATTTGATAATGCAGTTAGATTAAAGGCTAATGAATTGAATTCTTCTAAAGAGAAATTATTTAAGAGCGATATAACTATGTTCTTTGACGAAATCAAAAAAGGATTCCCTAAGACAGATGAAGAGATAATAAGAGCATTTGCAATTATGCATTCTAATGAGGGATCTAAATTATTCACAAGAGAAGAGGTTGATGGATATATATTAGACTTAGAAAACCATATGTCTAAAATAGGATTCTTAGATAAGAGAGCGTTAAGAAGTGCGAATTCTCAAATCGATAGAATGATAGTAAATGAAACAGCCTTATTACTTTCTGATCACAGAAATAGTTCTGCTTCAGATATTATTGTAGAGGAGGGAGCTAAGCTACTTATGGGATTAATGTTCCCTAGATCTAACAACATAGTAAAAGGAGGTTATAACTATCTTGCTGAAGGAGCTAATAAAATGATTATTCAATCTAGAAGAGGAGATAGGGGTTATGATTTGTATAAGGATATGATATTCCAACCAATTGTAAAAACTGGATTATCTGACAAATCTCAAGGGGTTGTTAAAGAGGCTATACAGGTTTTAAATCCAGCTCTTAAAGACTTACTTAAGAAAGATAATGCCGACGCATCAACTGTATCAATGCTTAGATACATCAAGACAATTGGAACATTAGGATTGAATGACTTTAATAAGATCAACTCTAAAATGAAGAATGACGAGATATATCAAAAAACAAATGGTAAATTCAAAGAGAATATCATTAAAGATATAGCAAAGAATAAAGTTGATATAATAAGAGAGGTAACAGACAAAGAGGGTATTGAATCTGACGCTAAAGAAAGAGGAGCATACAAATCTAGAGTATTACCTGGAATAGATTCAACAGAAGTTAAATCAAAACTTCCAAGTTATATGAATAAAAAAGACCTTAAGATAAACGGAAGGTCTATAGAGTAAAAAATTAGGAGGGGAATTAACCCCTCCTTTTTTTATAGTAATGAACTTAAGTCTACTGAAACATATCCATCTGGTTTTAGTATTTTACCTTCTGGGTTTTTTAATACTTTACCATTTTTTTGAATTTTAGTCATATTGTTTCTGTGAACCAAACTGAATCCTTTCATAAACTCATCAGTCATACCGTGAGAGGCAACAGTTCCAAACAACACATAAGCCATATCAATCAAAGCATCTAGTATCTCTACTTTGTTATTTTGAAGGCAAGCTACTAAATACTCTCTATTCTCTTCAGACATAAGGTGGTATCTTAAAGATGAAGTCTTATCTTCAACATTAGAAGCTCCACTTTTAACCTCTTGATCGCAAGCGACCATAAACTCCGAAACCATTTTAATTGCATCTTTTATTTCCATAAAGTTGTTACTTTTCCGTTAATTATATTTAAGTGCTGTGCTTTACCGTTTTGGTGTATAATAACATTTGATTGCATCCAAGCACTCAAGCCTTTGTTATACCCTAGTCTAAGCTTAGTTAGCGTACCAACAGATAACGCACCATTCATTCTTCTTGGAACGTGAGAGTGACCAGTTACATTCTTGGTATTTAAGTTCTTGAATTGAATCATAGAACCTCTACTGCCACCAGCTCCCTGATGTCCGTGTATACCTAACTCGAATCCATTGACATTGAAGCTCTCATCCAAATCCAAACAATAAGCATTCTCTACGTTATTGATTCTGAGGATAACATTTAAAGCACCTTTACCTTCTGTGTCACTAGCCATCTCTGATGCTAACTTAAGGTATGTCATCTTATTATTTGATTTTCTCCAGTCGGTATCATTAAGCCATCTGTCTAACCAAATATCGTGGTTGGATCTTACAACTATAAAGTCAATATCTGAGTTTTGCTCGAAGAAATCAATCACCTCTGACATCTCACTAACTAAATCATCAAGTCCTTCTTGTTCCTTTCTTAGAAGTTCAAATGGACTTTTGCTATCGTGTGGTGATATAGACTTACCGTTAAATATATCGTGAAGTACAACGTGATTAACATTCAATTTCTTAGCTATATCTATAGATAATGATAAGGCTTCTTCATCGTGGTCTCCAATATGCACATCACCAAATATCATAACCTCTGCTACCTGGTCCTCTACGATTATTGAATTGTCGACTAAGACATCCAAATCATAGAATGATCCATCATCAGAAGCAGTAACCTGTCTAACGTGGAAGTTATCACCATCTAGTTCTGCAACTACAAATCCATACGAATGATGAAACTCACCCTTCTTTCCACTTTTTGTGTCAGTGTAGTTTGGTATTGTAACAGCACCAGTAGTCATAAGGATTTTGTTTGGGTATCCATCCAAGACAGGAAGGGAATCAAAGTGTACACGTGGGTGTCCAAATATACAACTCTCAAGACCTGTTAAAGAATTGAGTCCAGATAATGGTGTCTCTGCTGTTGGTTGAATCTTTACATCGGATGCAATAACTAAGTGCTTGTGGATATTGTGTCTGTTGGCATCTAAGTAACCAGCTATCGACTTATCCCAGTACATCTCTTTGTTATACTTCTCGTTATCTGATAGAGACTGACTATCCTTTAAAGATACAGGATTTTTATATCTACCAGCAACAATTAATATTTCGGCATTGATGTAACTTGCGTACGCCTCTATGTTTTTAATGAATGGCTTAAATACATCTGTTTCAGATTGCGCCCAAGATATGATAAATCTTTTCTTAGATCTATCAAACTCCTTTTTCTTTGCCATCTCAAACTCTGGAGATAATTCTGGGTTCTTCTCCTCAGAGATACCTAAAGCCTTTAGCCTTTTAGAGAAAGCTCTTCTTAGGTTATCATTATACTCTATATCGTTTTCCTTACAGGCAACTATACAGGATTGAGTTATATTATTACTAACTCCGTACAACTCACTAATTCTATTCAGTAGCTGTTTCTTTTTACTTTTCTCCATCTTTTAGGAATTTATCAAAATCGTTTTTAATTTCTTCGCAATATGATTCTAGCTTAGATATTGCAGAGAAAGTATATGCTCTCTCCTTATCCATTAAGCTTTCATAAAGGAAGTCTGTAGCTTGATTGATTTTTTTCATAGTTCTATTTATAAGAACTACTCTTTCACTTTCAAGTAAAGCTCTGTTTACTTGGTGTTTTGGATGTGTTTCGTTTGGTTTCATATTTTCTTTAATATTAGATTAATCGTTTCTAAGCACTCAGCATTTGTTTGTGGTACATATATATCACATTTTATGTTTTGTCTGTTTAAAGAGGCCTTAAATAGCTTCATACGCATATTGTATGATTCTGTTGGAAGACCCTTTGTTTCGACTATAGCATAGTAATCATTATGCCTTATGACAAAGTCAGGCTTATAGGTAATAGCATTAACTTTTTTAAACCCTCTATTACAATACTCTCCCTTACCAGAAGCCAATCTAGCGTGGTAATTATTATTAAAAAGGAAAGAGTCAGAAAGTGTGTAGCTCTCTGACTCGTATTTAAATTTTATGTTATTATCCTTTAGAAGTTTATACATCGTACCCTCTAAACGAGATGCGAATTCTATACCATCTATGGTAATCTTCTTTGATTTTATTAATCTTCTATCGTACTTTGCCATAATATTTTACTATTTTAGGTCAAAGTTATATAAAAAAAATATATTATTTAGTCTTTTTCTTAAGTTTTTTAACTAAATCTTTTATTGAACCACTATCCAAACCGTCTACCATACAATTAATTAGCTCTTCAAAGTCTCCTGAAGCATCAAAAAACAATTCGTCTTGTCCTGTTTTTATTATGTTCTCTGAAAGCTTGTGAAATTCTTTTAGCTTATCTGATGCATTGCGAACAGCATTTCTTGTATGCTTGTTTAACTTAGGTATTACTGGCATATCATCATTGTACCTGTTCAATTCTCTGTACAAAAGCTCTCCTATTATCAGGATTTTTGATACTATTTTTGAGTATTCAGACTTGAACAATTCAATATCAACGCTTTTTACCTCTAATTTAAAATGCTCTGCTAGTTTGATTGCATCTTTAATGTTTGGTACTGGTGTTGCGTTTATGAAGCTATCCACATAGTAAACCTTTTGCATATCTTTAAAGTTGATATACCTACCTTCTTTATTCTTTAAGAAATTTATTGTTTGCATACTTTAATTTTTTAGAATCTACTTAGTTTTGTTCCGTTAATCTCAGATAATAATCTATGGTATTCTCTATTTACTTTTTCGTTATTGTATCCCTGTAAATAATAAAACTCCATTTCTTTTTTTACCTCTTCTAATTCTTTGTGTAGTCTTTCTAGTTCTACTTGGTGTGATGTACAACTCATATTGATAGTATATAAAATATTAATGAAACTAAAAGCCCTAACGTAAAACCTCCAGCTATATTTAAATATGCTGATTTTTCTAATTTTTCTATAAGCTCAGATTGTTCTTTAATCAACTGATCTTGTAATTTTAATAACTCTTTCATATTTTTTTTGTTTTCAACTATACTAACAAATCCTTTAAATTTTTGTTCTAATTCAGAAGCCTCAAACAAAATGTCTATAGCTTCTTGGTTGTATTTTTCACATCTTTCTTGTACTGTCATATCTTATTTCTTTTTAAATTGTTCAATAAATTCTTCAAATGACTCATACACATCTAACATATTTGTAAGTGAAGATGATTTAAAAGCTTTTCTCATATCTTCCTCACTATACATTTTTTCTTGTTCTTTTGCAATATCCTCTTCTGCAATTTCTACCCTCGGAGAAACCTCTTTTAAGTTATAATTTACAATACTCCAATCTAACTCATCACCATCAGATGTATGCGTTATTGTCCACATCCAAGACGGTTCATACTCCATTAATACGTAGTATCTTTTAATTTGTCCAATAGGAGTACAACAACTTTCTTGTTTAGGTTCTTTTAATCCTCCCCAATAAGTAAGAGGATTTCCTTTTTCATCTAATTCTGTATGTTTATTACACTCGTTACAATATAAATCTTCTGTATGCCCTAATGAAGCAATACAATTACATTGATGACATAAAGTAGCTCCCTGCCCGTTGTTGAATTTATGTATTGGTTTCATAACTTTTCTATTTATTACAAATGTTGTACTCATACTATATTGTTATTAAATTTCCATTACTAGTCAACTTCCCAAATCTTCCATCTGTAACTACAGAACCATTGCTAAAAAATGTATTACAAACACTTAGCTTTTGAATACCAGCATTTACAATATCCTTGCAGTTATGTATATGTCCAAACAATGAATAGGTTGGTTGTACTTCTAATATTCTATTCAATAAAGACTTATCGCCACAGCACTCAAGATTATTTTCTCTATCGTACGATTTATCTAGGATGCCCTTTGGAGGTCCGTGAGTTACAACTATATTTACATCTTCATCAATAGCTAATCTCCAAAACCTCTCTAACTTATTTCTTTCCTTCATAAATGCCCAATTACCAAAGTTTGGTGTGTGTGGTGAGCCAAATATCTTTATGCCATCTATTACTACTGATTCATTTTCAAGATATATAATTCCAGCATTTTTGAAATCATCTTTAGTAACTAGCCCTTTCTCAATACTCGTATCGTGGTTTCCAGCTACGTATATCTTGTGTTTCACAGGAATTTCTTTATACCAATCAATGAAATATCTAACCTCAGACTCATTATTATATGGGTCTCTTGGGTTGCTACAATCTCCAGAATGTATAATCATATCTATACCAGATGGTATCTTTAGTAAGTCGTGATACGTATGGGTATCGGATATATGCAAAATTCTCATAATAATTCTTTTTTTTACAAATCTAATTAAATTTCATTACTTCTCACCAATATTTCACAATTATTTTCAAAGTACTCGTTTAGAACTCTATTTACAAAGTGTTCTGTTAGATTAAATTGATTAGCAATATTTATTGCAGAATTGTTTTTATTTCTAAGGAAATATTCTATTATATATATTTTTTTTCTAGAATAAAAAGCAGAATTGTAATTTTTTAAACCTTCTTTTTTAGAGAATCCAACAACAGCATCGTACTCTTCTCTATCTAAGTAAACAATTTTACCTTTTTTCCCGTCTTTATCTAATCCTAAAGCCTTCATTCTATATGCTACAGCTCTAGGACCTATCCTTAATACATTGGATAGGTCTTGTAGTGTGTATAATTCTTCTTCCATATCTTAAAATGGTATTTCATCGTTAATATCTTTTATTGGTCCAAATGCCTCGTTAGGACTAGCTGTTGGAATTGAATTGTCGCTCTCAAATTTGTCACTCTCATCAGTTTCTTTCACAACCTTTCTAATTATAGGCTCGGCATTCTCATTAAGCAAGTATGGTAGACCATCATCATTTACTGAGTAGTAAAAGTCGGATATAGGAAACCCTCTAGTGTGACTAAAGTGTGCCTTAACACATTCTCCCTCATTCGTTACTTGACAGACTGTCTCTGCCTTCTTGAGCATAGAAGAACCAATGTGTCCTACTGCCTTGGTTGTTCCAAAGTTAGAGTGTAAGATTGTAGTTAAGTGAAACTGCTTATCATCCGTCCACTTCATAACCTTCTGAATTACAGCCTGACTCTCCTTTAAATCGTTAAAGTCGTTAACTAAATCGGCAAGACCATCAATAGCTACAAATCCGATATTATCCTTCATCTCACTTTCGTATATCAACCACTCGATAAACTGAAGTCTCTCTTTAGGGTCGTATGGTCTCAATGCAAATGGTTTGTAGAATTCATAGTTATCAACACCAACTAATCTTGTAACTCTCTTAAATACATTCTGGGCGTGCCAGCTTGACTGCTCAGTATCTAAATCAATTACAAAACATTCTCTATCTCTGTGACTTCTAATTGAAGAGGTGAAGTTAGATGTCTTGCCTCCGATATATGATGCTGTAATCAATGATTTTAAGAAGGTCTTCTTACTTTTAGATGCGCCAACTATACAGCTAAAGTTTCCGTACGTTCCAAATGGAATTGGGAAAGACTTGCTACCCATCTGATGTGATCCAACAGATATAGCTACTGGAGGGTATTCAATTTTCTTTGTAACGTCTACAAATGAAGCCTTGTATATGTTATCGAAGTTAACTGATATATCTACCTTCTTAACTACATCATTAGGTGAGTAGTCTTGCATAATCTTCTCCTCATCAGTGAACGATTTTGTTCCGAATAAGTGTGTCTTATTGTAAGCACTCTCTATGCAAGAATTAATCTCCTGTGTATCAAAGTCTTGGTGAGCGAATTGAGACATAAATGATTTGGCTGTCAACTCTGGTATTCCAAATTCATTGAATGCCATAGCTAGTATGTAGGTGTTTCTGTTTCTCTCACCTTCAACCAATCCATATCTCTCTGACCACCACTTGTAAAGACCGTCGATAACTCTATCGTTATCAACCTTTACTTGAATCGTAACTTCTTTAACCTCTACTGACGGAGCTTTTTGCTCAACCATCTTATCGAATACCAATGAATCTTCATTGATATATATATCTTCATCAAAAGACACATAACAAACTCTAGCCTCATTTACACAAGAATCATCAAAGTTTGGTGAATTAAAGTGTTCCTTTAGTCCGTAAAAGTATTTTCTGTGGTTTTCTATTTTCTTTGGAATCTTTACCAATACCTTTAACCCTTCTCCAGAAGGAGAAACAAATACAGAGAATACATACTTATCTTGAGTAAGGCTTGTCTTTACCATCATCATCTCGAACTCGTTGTCAAACTTATCAAGGTCTAAACACATAAGTCCACTATGCTCTACCAATCCTTTGTCCGTTCTCCAAGATACTTTTCCATTTCTACCGCTCTCAATTCCTTCTTGCTTAGAAGAGGAAAATAGGATAGATACAAGTGAAGACTTCAATCTACTCTGTAGACCTTTGTCATTCTCGTTTCTGATTGACTCAACCTTAGACTTAAAACTTCCATCCTTGATTGAATCTAGTATCTTAAATACGCTAACATATCTAGGTTCTGATGTGTCGTTTATGTTATTAAAAACAGCAACATTTGTATCTTTCATATATTTATTTTTCATATTCTATTTTTATAGGTAACATTCTACCGCCCTCCATAAGTCTTGCTGTCTTCTGTCTTTCCCAAGTATTTAGGTCTTTGTCGCTTAGTAATTTCTTTTGCTCATCACTTAATTCTCTTACCCAAAAGTCTGATGGTAGTATTTGTTTTTTGACTGGTATAGAAGATGCTTTCACAAGTAATTTTGACATTTTATCTCTTAACGTGTTTGTAGACATTATATTCTTCATCCAAAATTCATCATTCTTTAAAAAAGCATACACTTTTCTGAAATCTTCCTCTGTTTTTTTATCTTGTGTAAAAGCCAATCTTATTGGATCTACATAACCTTTATAAGTTGCATTCTCTTGGTCTTTGAAATCATTAACACCTAAAGCAATTTTATTATTTACAAATAAATCTCTAAAACCAATTGCTATTTTAAAATATACTTGGTCTTGTTCACTAAGGGTATTAATATCAACTTCGGATAAAAGAATCTTTTTATTTGGTTTTGAAGAAACCATAATAGAATTATTATTTATTACACTATCAGTTACACTTACACTATCAGTTACACTTACAGTTGAATTTGTTGAAGTTTGTTGTACAAAATCAACATTTGTTGAATTTGTTGAAGTTTGTTGATTTAATTTAGATAATCTTTTAGCTTCAGCAGAAGCCTTACCAGCTATAGAACGACCTTCTTTTGTTTGCTCCCATTTTACTAAATCACGTTTTAATTGCAATTTAATCATTTCAAAAACTATAGCAATAGAATTATCTATAATAGGATCTTCATCATTCACGTAAGAAAATAGTGTCTTTAAAAGAAGCCCAGCCTGTTCATTGGTCATTAAATCAATGATGGATTTGTTATCTGAATATAATACAAATGAATTTTTACCTTTAGCCATTAGACACCTCACTTTCTGTAATTTTATTGATTTCAGTACGAAGTGTTTTAGCAAGTTTTATAGCAGTACTTTTATCCAATAAAATAAAATGTTTTTGATCGCTATCACTAATAGAACCTATTTCAATCCATATTCTACTTGAATCCTCACCAAAGTAAGCATTAGAACTAATGTAGACATCATTGCAATCTGCATCCAAAAATTTTAATTCAAATTTTGCCATAATAATAACGGTTTTAAGACACCGATAAACTATTTAATTATTTAAAACAAAAAATCCCAACAAGATAGCGAGGATTGATTGAGAGCCGCTGATCCAGTTAGGATTATTTATTAATTTTTCAGTATGTAGTTATTAGCTCTCACCTTAATAACACCGCAAAGATACTAAATATATTTATTCAATTAAAGATAACTTGAAAATAAAGTGTGAAAAAGGCGCTACTTATAAAAGTAACACCCTATCACACATTCCTATACTTTCATAGGAGTCACCTATACACTATTTTATCGGTCATTATGAATACATCATTAGCGAATACCAATAGCGATACAATCAATAGTGCGGCCAACTTTACAAGGTTTGTAAGGATTCTTTTTCATTCGCTAATTACTGAGTGTCCGCAGTAGGAATCGAACCTACGACCTTCTGATTATGAGTCAGATGCTCTAACCAATTGAGCTATGCGGACGTTTGATGAGGTTGGAGGTTGGTAAAATCACATACACTCATAAGTACTCATCCCCTATTCTGCCCGATAGGACTTAACATTCGTGAGAGGCCAAATCTCTCCAATGTCTGTTGCTGTACATATTTGACATCAAGCAACTGCTGCAATAAAGGCAGGATTCGAACCTGCAACCCTTTCAGCTATGCTGACTGCTGTACCCCTTCAGCTTTCTTTATCTCCAGGTAATCTATAAGCCACTACCCTTGGAGCTACGAATCGTATCATTGAATCTATTCTAGACTAGAGACAATAACATCTTATAGATTTTGTAGTCAGGACAGGAATCGAACCTGTAATTGTGAAAGTTCAACAGGCAATATCCTCTTTCACCGCAGATGTGTACAAAATTCTTTGCCCTCCGTGCGTCTACCATTCCGCCACCTGACTATATTTAGGCCTGACGAACTCACGCTTAGCTTGTTCCAGATACTGCCGAATACCGACAGCGACAAGCACCTATAACTCGAAATCTTGATTGTGAGATATGCAAATATAGTAATTTATTTTAATTAATAAAGAAATTATCGTTAATATAATTTACAATAACCTCTTTTATTTCACTATCATCAATTCCTAGTCTTTGCATTATATCAATACCTAGCTCTATGCTTATATTGACATCCGATCTTGTCATATTAGAAGTATATCCTTCTGTTCTTCTAATTGCCTTAGAAAACTCTCTATTGTTTTTACATTCTGATAATTCAAATATAATTCTTTGTAATGTTTTATCTTGCATCTCTAATTCTTTTTAATTTTTCAATGTATAATACAGCGTCTAACAACTCTTGCTTTAAGTGTTCTAGGAAGTCGTCCTGATTATTTTCGTCAAGCGTTGTTCCGTACTTCTTTTGTCCAACCATACTTCTCTGAGCTAACTGAAACATAACCGATGATACGATTGTGTCTTCAATAACTTCTCTTGGTTTTAAAACTTTTGCCTCATTAACCAATATTTCCTTTATTACTTCGTCTAGGTGCATATAATTATCTGTTTAAAAATTTGTTAATTGAAATCAATTCATTGTTAGCCTCTTCCATTCTCTTATTTAATTCTCTTTCGAATACAGCGTCAAACATTTTCTTAATGACAATACTTTCATCTGTTGTCTTTCCGTTCATCACTACAAACATAAGTGAATTAACATCCTCTGATACTGATTCTTTTTTCTTTGCTACAGTAATTGTGTTAAATAATGTTCTAACATTACTTACAATTTTATTCTTAATTTGTGCTGTTACCATTTTTGCTTTGTATATAATTAAACAATTCTTTGTATGAAGATATAGCCTCTCTCTCGGCATCTTCTTGGTTTGTGAATACCAATCTGTTTCTCTTGGTATCTTTTTCTTTTAAATCAATCCTCTTGTACCTAATGGTATTTTTCAATCCTTCCAGATCATCATTCAGTTCGTAACGAACTACGTAGTATCCGTAGTCAGCTTTCTCTACTGAAAAAGCAATCTTAACTTCTTTATTGATCACGCCTACCATTGCTATTTCGTCTTCTTTAGGAAAGAACTTCTCTATTTTATTTTTTGCCATACCATTTTTTTTACTTACCTAATGTTTTATATTTTTATTGTTTCTAAAAATAAATCGTGATAAAAAACAATTTTATATTTAAATGGAAGTCCGTGTTTATAATATACGTTGTCTTCAATATCAACAGACTTTTCTTTAAAATTTTCAAATTGCTCTTTCAATTTTGTTATAACTTCTATAGTATTAAGATCAGAATCAAATATTAACTCTGACTTAATTGTTTTCTTTGATCTGAACATTTTTTTATTAATTAGTGAAATCAACCATAGTTAAATCGATACTTACACTTAAATTATCTAAAAGCCTTACTTGAACATAATTCTTTATAAGGTTTTTCTGCCATCTACTACCATAAACTTCTTTATATGATCTACAAGTCGTTATAAAGTAATTTTTAGAGCCTTTTAAGACACTTTCTGCGTACTTTATACCTTTGCCTTTGATTCCGCTAATTGAGTCCGTAGAATCACCCATAATAACTTGCAACCATAAATTGTAGTTTGCATCTTCTTCGCTTATCTTAGATATTTCTCCGAATCTTCTGTAGTATGTATCAAACAATGTTATTGGATATTGCTTTAAATCCTTATCCATTCCAGCTACAAGTATTTCAGTAAATGGATATTCATCTGATAACTTTCTCCAAGTAGATATAATCACATCATCACTCTCATACCCTTGAATTCCGTAAGCATTCCAAGATCCAATAAGATATTCTTTTATCTCTCTATAGAACTTTGGAAGTTCTTTATTGACACGTCCAATCTTGTAACTACTTACAATCTTTTTTCTAAATAGATTATTGTTAGGTCTTTCAGCGAATATCATATAGTGACTAGCCGAAGAGGTTGATATTATGTTTGATATAGCTTGGTCTACTTTATCATACGCCTGATCTACCTCATCGCAAGAACCCCCTATGTAGCATAGGGAGTCAGCATCTACAAGGATTATTTTATTCATATACCTAACTCTTTCTTTTGTTGAGGTGTAACTTCATACTTCTCTAGCATCTTGATTGTAGCCTCTCTATTTGACTCTAATGCCTTCTTAACAGCGTTCATATCAGAGATTGTAGGCTTACTAGCTTGACTTGAACCAGCAGCAGTTGGTTTTGACACAGGCTCTGGTTTACGATTCGGATTGTCAATATCGTCCTCATCAGTACTAATGTGGAAGTACTTAAGTAGGAAGTATCTCTCTGCATATGTTAATGCCGAGCCAAGACCTTTCTCCCAATCATTCTGACCATTCGCAGCGAAATAATTCTCATCTTTCTCGCCAGTCTCACAATCTATCCAAGTGAATCGCATAGTTGCTTTTGTAAGTATCTCTGACTTAAGACCATTCTTTGTTGTATAGTCTTGTCTAGTGTTCTCGATATCTAACACCTCTTGCTTAAGGATAATTCCGTATTCATTCATAAGTGGTTTGATATGCTCTAATACTTTTGATCCCGACACATATTGGTATCCAAATGATTTTGAATCCTTACCAAGTCCTACTACTCTTTTTTGAATCTCTAATAATTTTTGAAATAAATTCATCGTACTTTCTTTTTTTGTTGTTGCCATAATTTGATTTGATTAAAAAG